TGCGCAGTCATTAGTGGACTCGTTTACACATCGCACGTTCGAAGCGGCGGCAGATACGACGCGCACCTACACTCCGCTACTGTTTAACGACGGCGGCGATTTGATGGACTACGACACGCTCTATCTAAGTGCAGACTTATTCAGTCTGACAAGTATTACCAACGGCGACGGCAACTCGGTCACACTGACAAATGTTGTACTGTTACCATCTAACGTCAAGCCTGCGTACGGTATCAAAATCAAGCGCGGTATTAACTTGGAATGGAACTACTTAGTGTCACCGGAGAACGCCATCAGCGTCGTCGGACGATTCGCATACACAACGACAGCACCTGCGGACATCGTCGCGGCTACTCTCCGGATAGCTTCGTACTTGTATCGCCAGCGCGAAGGCACACCAGACAGCGACAGAGCCATCCTGAGCGCTGATGGTATGGTATTGGCATCACCGCAGATACCCAAGGACGTTATCACGCTACTGCGGCCGTATGTGAGGCGGTCAATATGAGTTCACAGCTGGTCGCAATCGTCGACGCAATCGCAGCGATGAGCGTCACCGGTGTGACAACAGTCTACTCCGGAACCACGTTAAAGAACGCGATTGAGATCGCGGACGTGCCGGCGCGGATTGTCTCTGCGGTCGGTATGCAATCCGCACGCACAAAGACCACGACGCTTGGCGGAAGCGGCCACGTCATGATGACCGAATGGACTATCACTGACGTTGCATTGCTACGACCTGCGGGAATGGGCATCGGACTCAAAGACGTTGCCGCTACGATGGAATCGTACATGGCCGCGTATCACGATTCGGTGCGCACCTTGGTGGCACCGGCGTGGCAACTCATCGACGTGCGGTGTCGTGCGCAAATCTTGGAATGGCCACAAGCCTCGGGGCGAAGCTACGACACGGTCGTGGTAACGCTGGTAATATCTGAAATTGTCCAATAGGAGAACACACCATGGCACAAACAACCGCAGCAATCAACGGAGTCGTATCAACGGTATCTATCAAAATCGCAGCAGGCAGCTACGTTGATATCAGCGGAGCAACGCAGAGCGTCGACGCGGCAACTGCAACCATTGCAAACAGTGACAACTACACGCTCGACGGTAGTGCGGCGTTCATTCTTCTTGGCAAGGTGGAACCGGTCGATGTGACCGTCAACATTCTCTACACCGAAGTGTTGACGACTGAGCCGTTCATGTTGGTAAGCGCAGCGTTCGCAGCGAAGAGCACAGTACAAATCAAGTGGTTGCCAAAGGGTACGGGATCGGGGAACAACACCATCGAGACCAACGCAACCGGCTACATCACGTCGATTGACTACCCAGCAATCGACTCAACAAGCGCAGACGCAATCATGACCTCATTCACGGTACGGTGTCCCGGTATCACTTACACCGACGTCGTATAGTAGGGCGTGCGGTCATGGTGGGGCGTGACCGTGTGCCAACCTAAGCCCCACACCATTTTTTATAGGAGCATCCCCAACATGCAATACACCATTGACGACAACAAGTTAACCATTGGCGATCTTATCAAGCTTCAAACCGCAAAAGAAGACATCGCGGTTATGGTCTCAATTCTTCGCAAGTGTGTCGAAGTCGAGAACGGCGAATTCGAAGACGTACCAGCGAAGCACTTCCCGGTCATCGTCCGTACAATCCTCGCCGGGCTCAATCCACCAATGGGAAACTAAAGACGGCGCTACAAGCTCACCTATGGACGGGCGATGTGGCGCCGATGCAATACATACGGTTAGTCATGTGTCGCGATGTGTATCACTGCACTCCCGCTGAGTTAGAAGCGGTGTCGTGGGTTACGATACAAGAAGACCTCATGATGCTAGGCGTGGAGCGGTCGATACAACAGCGACGGAGTAAAACATAATGGCCGAAGAGACGGTACTGATTCGTTTTAAGTCTGATGATGAGGTCAGTAAGACAACCCAAGCCGTCAACGACGGGCTCGACGATGTTGGCAAAAGTGCCGGTCGTGCGGGCTCTTCGTTTACTGGTATGGGCTCGGTGATGACTGGCGTATTGCAGGGTGTCGGGCAAGCGCTGGGCGGCTTTGCATTGCAATTGGGAGGCAAGGCGATTAGCGCGGTCACTGACTTCGTCGGTGGTGCTATCGAAGAGGCTTCCGCGTGGAACTCGGTGATGGCGCAAACAGAAGCGGTGATTAAGTCGACGGGAAGCGCTGCGGGTTTGACCGCATCCGAGATGTCGAGCATGGCGCAGGCGATGAGCGCAACCAACGGAGCGTCGTTGTTTAGTGACGATGCAATACTTGGCGCTCAAAACGTACTTGCCACCTTTACCAACATTAAAGGCGAAAACTTCGGCAGCGCGACGCAATCCATCATCGACATGAGTCAAGCACTTGGCATTGACCTTGACTCCGCAGCAATGCAAGTCGGTAAAGCACTGAACGACCCAATCAAAGGTATTGCGGCACTTGGTCGGAGCGGTGTGCAATTCACTGCGGAACAAGAAGCGACCATCAAAGCAATGGTCGAGACGGGCGACGTAGCCGGTGCGCAAACGCTGATGATGAAAGAACTGAACACACAGTTCGGTGGCTCGGCAGCGGCCGCGGTCGGCACCTACGCAGGTCAACAAATCGTCCTGAAGGAAAAGTTCGCAGACATTCAGCAGACGCTTGGCGAAGCGCTGATGCCCATTCTTATGCAGTTTGGAACGTTTATGAGTGACACCGTCGTACCTGCGGTTAAGTCTGCAGTAGAAGCTTTATCCGGCTTTATTACTTCGATGAATGAAACCGGGACCACGTCGGGAGTCTTCGATACGATTCGCGGAGCAATCGCAGGAGTTCCCGGTGTGTTGGCGCAGATGAGCGCAGGGCTCGCGACGGTCATGTTATTTCTACAACCGCTGACCGATGCGGTGATGAATTTCGTCTCGGTCTTTGTTCCGGCAATGACACAAGCCGGTGGAGCAATCATGGAGTACCTTGCATCGCCAACGATACAGGGCTACATTGCAACGCTGACCACGATGCTCGGCGCAATGGCAACATTGATACGCGACGTACTCGTACTGGCGTTCAATGCGTCCGCAGTGGCGTGGCAATATCTCAGCGACGCGTTTACCATTGCATGGCCGTACATCAAGACCGTTCTAGACACGTTCTATTCACTAATAAGCATTGGCATGGCGACGGTCACCGGTATTTTGACCGCATTGTCTCAACTGACAAAGGGCGACTTTGCCGGCGCTTTTGTGACCATGAAGACAACCGTCGATACTGCGCTGAAAGATCTTTGGGGCTTTTTTACCAAGCTCAAAACCAACCTGACGACCTTCTTCGATGAGGTCAAGCCGGAAGTATTAAAGCTTGGAACAAACATGATTCAGGGCATCGCCGACGGTATCAAAAGCGGTGCGTCATGGATAAAGGACGCGCTCTTGGCGGCCGCTCGCGACGCGTGGTCGGCAGTTACGTCTTTCTTTAGTGGTCAAGGTTCGGGCAGTGGTGGCGACGGCGGGGAAGGCGGCGACGGCGGCGGTGGAACTGGTCGTTCTCTGCGCTTGGGTGGCGCCAGTGCGAATACCAACGGAGTCGTCTACAATCTCAACATGCACGCTTCGTATAGCAACAACCAATCCGAGTCGTCGCTGATTAACGACGCACGGGCTTGGATGATGACATTGGGGGCAGAATAGCATGAACGCAATTACATTTACACGCGGTACCAACACGTATACGTTCAATGTTGATAACGGCGGGCCCGGCGGATTGACTATGTACCTGACCGGTGCTATCGGTTGGGGAATACCACCAATTACGCGTATAACGCAACGCGGACCGTTTCAAAATGGCGACACTGACATCGACTATCGAATTAATCCTCGAATCATCAATCTACCGATTGTCGTGGTGTGCGATTCATATGAAGTTTATGCTGATGCCCGAGTTCAATTAAGCACGTTATTTGCTCCTGGCAATGACACAGCGACGCTTCGGCAATACATAAACAATTTTCCCGCTGCACAAGACCAAAGCATAGACGTCAAAATCGCAGGCGCAACGATGGACTCAACGCCAAACGACTTTAATTTGCGTGCGGTTATTCAGCTTCGAGCCGATGACCCAACATGGTACGGGACGGCGCAACAAATATTTCAAATTACAAATACGCAATTTGGAACACCTACGCCGTATCCAAAACCATACCCAGTTCCATATGGCGCGTATTCAGTCAATAATGTTTTGACTTTTGCATACTATGGTAACGTCGTTTCATATCCAATTTTGCAATGTATTGGCCCGCTGACCAATCTGGTAATATCAGACGGAGCCGGTAGAACAATTGCATTTACCAATACAATACCAGCTTTGAATACTTGGACGGTTGACCTTCGCTTTGGACGCAAAACAATCACCGACCAAAATGGTGTGAATCAGTTTGCATCGTTAAGCATTACTAGCGATATTGTCAACTTTGGTCTATATCCCGATCCCGTATTTCCTTCTGGGTTACAGACATTTTCAGTCAGTGCAACGGCAACGACGAACGACTCAATCGTCAATATGTATTACTATATCCGCTACATAGGAGTATAAACACATGGCAGAACAATCGATTGGAATGGCGACGGGCGTCGGAGTAGCATTCGGCGATGGCAATGGTAGCGGCTACGAAACATCGCGGATGATCGCGATGGAAACCAAGACGTTAAACAACGGCGTACTGCAGACCGGCTCACTCATGGCAATGACCGGCAACGGAACCAACACGCTAACCATCGCGGCCGGCGCAGCAATCGTCGGTGGTTACTTCTACGAGAACACAACGTCCGCGTCCATCGTCATTACGACGCTAGCCAACGCTACCTACAACGTCGTTGTCTTTGTCAATGACACCGCAGGCGCTTTAACCGTCTCGAGGAGTGTCAGCGGTACAACGGTGACGACCTACGCAGTGCGTGTCGCGGTTTGCACCGCGGCCCAGCTCGTCGGTCGTACATACTTGCAATTGGGTACCGTACAGGTCAGCGGCGCAGCAATCACTGCGTCGGGCATTACCCCTGACTATACGATGTACGGAACGACCACGCAGTTACCGTATCAATCGTACGCCACAATGAGCGGTGGTTCGGCTACTCTAACTAATGTAACGACGCAATATGACGTCGCCACATTCAGCGCTTCTACGGTAACAAACGATGCAATTTTCAGCGTTAACACGACGACCGGCGTTGTAACGGTAAAGCGTGCGGGAATGTATTTGATTGCATATTCCGGAACATATGGCACCGGAACGACTGGTCAAAGAAATGTACGTCTTAATGTCAATGGAACGCAAGTACAAAGCGCAACGATTACTCCTGTTGCCGCTTCGGCATTCTTAACTGCAACGTGGATGTATACATTAGTAGCGAATGACACGGTCAATATGAGCTCTAACACTATTACAACGGCAGGACAAACCGTGTCGAATGCATTCTTAACCGTGACTCGAGCATAGCATGCCGACACAAGCAACGTTCACACTGTACGAATCGGACGGTACGCCAGTCGGTATGATTGACCCGCTGAATTACTCGGTGAGTCATCAAGTCAACTCACCAAGCGTACTCGTCCTTCGTCTCGATCTGCGCACGACGTTGGCTGCGCAGATTGAAATCGAATACATTGTGCGCATGATACGCAGCGACGCAGCGGGCGGAATGAATGCATACGAAGAAATCATCGGAGCCGTGCGTTTGATGCGTCGCATGTACGGAGTCAATCCGATGATGGAGATAGTCGTTGTCGATGCGACGCGTGTCTTACAAGACCGTATCGTCGCATGGTATCCGAACCTTCGCGGTGTCTCATGTTTTATGCCGTCACTCTACACAACCGCGTCGTCAATCATTACGCAATTATGGAACTACAACATCGGCTCTAATGCCAACGGAGCGCCACCATACTTGACCGCTGACCTAAGCCGTCGATATAGTACGACGTTGTCCCGATGGACGGACGGACGATTGACCGGAGCGGTCGACGTTGCCGACCTCGGACTGGGCACCGGTTTTGCGCTGGCATGCTCGGGTGAGAACGTACTGATAACTATGCAAAAGATAGCGGACGTGGCTTCGATTGACTTTGAGGTCCGCTTTGATATTGCGACGTTGCAATACACGCTTTTCTATGCCAACACGCTTGGAGCCAACCGTACAAGCGTCGTCCGCATGAGTCAAGCTAACGGCACCATCGGGAACTTTGAATACTCGACCGATGCGATGACATCACCGACCTTCGTCATCGCCACGGGTAAGGGCAAAGATAAAGCGATGCTGCGCGGGTCGTTCCCTTCGCCAGCACCGACCGGCTACGAACTGCGCGAAGTACTTATTAAGGGCGGCGACTCCGAAACCGTCGCACATCTGACCGCACTGGCCAAGCGTCGATGGCGCCAAGAGCAACGTAAACAAAAGCTCTACACTATCGAAGTATTGCAATCATCTGCACTCCAATACGGTCGCGATTACTTTCTCGGTGACTTGGTCACCGTAACGCCAGACTCGGTGAACAGCTTTACGCGGAAGATTTTCGGCGTACAATTAAGCGCAGATTCAACCGGTAGAGAGGATGTCAAAATTGAGCTCGCCAACCCCTAACACGGCAGCCATGGTGAACGGTCGACTCGTTCAGTTGGAACGCGGCGACAACATGGTATACATTACGCTCACACGCACATCGACGCTAAGCATAACGACGGCAGGCGTTACCGTCACGTGGCAAAGCCTTATCGATGCGGGATGCGCAGTCGCTTGGTCGGGCTCCACGATAACCGTGCCGGTATCTGGCTACTACTCATTGACTTTCAACGGGAAGATGGACATTAAAGACGCTGTTGTTGGCGACATCCTCGTCAACGGTGTCGAAGTTGCAACGATGGGAAGTGGCGACGGCAAGGATACAAAGTTCCGATTGACCGCAACACGCTTTTTCAAAGTTGATGACGCAATTCAACTCAGACTTCAAACCGCATCGGGCACGCATACGCTCCAAGTGAACACCGAAGACGACGCTGGCGAATCTCCAATTATCAATCTGGTGTTGCTATGATTTATCGCATCTACGATCCGAAGACCATCACGTTTGCATACTTCGATGACTACGGCGAAGCGTACGCAGTTCCTCCCGAAGGTGCCGACGTTGAAGAACGACCGTTCACCGAAGCCGAAGCAATGTACGCACTGCGCAGCGTGCGCAATACCAAGCTGGTCGATTGTGACTATACGCAGCTTCCCGATGTCGGACTCGATGCGGTCACCGTGGACGCGTGGCGAGTATATCGCCAGCAACTGCGCGATATCACCGAAGCCGTGCAATGGAACGTTACCACGTGGCCAACAAAGCCGGTATAATACGAATACCGCGGTGTCTTATTCTTGGCAGAACTGCATCGCGGTGCTATAATCAATTATCCGAAGCGGTGCCTTTCCCGTGACGGTCATCTGCACCAACGCCATCCCATATGGGGTGGCGTTGGTGTATACTTATTCAGTTGTGAAATATGTTCACAAACATATATCATACGGTTTTACATGAAGCCCACACGCGGACTGGCGTGTGGGCTTCGTGTTTGCTTTTTACAGTTCCTACAGCATTTGCGCGCTACGTCTGCAATCAACCGTCGGTCGTCACCGAGCAAGGCGAACACGAACGTGGTATTTAGTGACTTCCGCATCCGTAAACATTGTACCACGTGACGTGTTTCGTGTTGACGCTTGACTGATTCAATAGCATGATATAAAATAATGACGGATGATAGAAGATACAGAAAGGCACACATCATGTCCGTACTGACCGACCTGCGAAGACCGATACATGAGCGAATAACCCTCGCCATCCATCGGGCCGACAATGACCGCACCTTGCAAGCCTGCGAAATGTTCGTAGCCATCGACCGAGAGTTCGCCAAGCGCGTCGTCGGGATGCTCGACTATGCCGACATCGAGTACGGTACGCGCACCTACGCAGTACTACGCAGCGACCACGGCACCATCATCAACCCAGCTGGCGGACATTGGCATTCAACGACACGCGAAGCGCGACGATTTAGAAAGGCGCAATGATGCGTAACAGATTCTTCGAATGGCTCCAAGTGATGGGCCTCGGTGGCTACACACTGAAGTTCACCGGCACCGAGCGCAACGCATCGATGACCGTACTGCAGAATGTTTTGTATCGCGATTACGACATGTACAAGTTCATTACGCAGCGACGCGACGTGGGAGCGGTCTATGTAACGGCGTCGTGTGGGTGTGAGTTCCTGATTGAACGCGATGAGAACTACATCAATCGCGTCTGCGATGCGCACTACATGTTGAGCATTATTGAGGAGGCACGCAGTGACACCGCTACCAACTATTGACACCGACTTGAAACAGATTAGCGAAGAAATCGAGACACTACGACGCAAGCTTTTGACCTACCTAACCAAGCGCGAAGAACAACGGCACTTAGTACTATTTCTTCGCGAAGCCAAGCTGCGCTCAGTCATTCAGCAGCGGAACAAAGAACACGAGGAGCCCACACGATGAGCGTACCGTTGATAGAGTGGCATTGTACCGGGATGGCTTGGCGCGTGCGTTACAAGACCGCACAGAGGCGCTATAGCGCACGCGTGGCCATGGGTATGGATGGCGTATGGATTGGCACACTGGAGATGACCGGCGGACGAAAAGACCGCAAGGTCAAAGTCTACGAAGGTAAGACCTTTGACGACGTGCGGGCGCAAATCCATGCGGTGTTTATTGCAAGGGCGATACACTTATGAGAGCGCCACAGAAATACACGTTCACCATGGAAACCGCACAGCGATACATCGAGAAACACGGAGCCGCCTTCGAGGCGGCTTTGTGGGATGCGTCGCGATCCGCACGAAGCGTTGCCGATGAATACGGCTACAGTTACGCGACCGTTTACAAACTGCGTCGCACCTTGGTCCCAGACTCACACCGCACCATCCGGAATCATCATGTTACGGGCGAGATGTTGCGTGCATTCGAAGGCAAAGCAACGAACCAACAACTGGCGAAGCGCTTTGGTATTGCGTACTCGACTATCGAAGTTATGCGTCGACGTCACGTGGGCAAGCGTATCAAAGACCCGGTAAAACTTACCGAGTCGGTCATGGTGTTGCTTCGGTCTTCATTTAGCAATGAACGCGTGGCCAAAGCTTTGGACGTCAGCGGTCGTACCATTTGGATGCTACGAACCACAATGAACATTCGTGCGCCAAAGGTGCGCGTCGTCATTACCGACGAGCAGCGGGCTATCTTGGACTCGACATCGAATGATAAAGAAGCTGGCGAAGCGCTCGGGATTAAGTGGAGCACGGCGAAGTATTGGCGGTTCTTACATCGGGAAGGATTGATATGACACGCAAGTTTTTCACCAGACACCAAGAGAACGAAGAGATAGTACCACTATGGGGTCGGTTTCTCTACTGTCAACGCACAGAGTTCGACACTGATGAATTGGTAATAGTCGTTGCTTCGCAAGGCAGAGAGATGCGCGGAAAGAATGGCGTCGTTGGCGAATACTACGTCGATGAGCGCAACGGCTCGTACTACTGGATGAATGTGTACATTTTCCCAAAGTTAAGCAGCACCGACAGCGGTAGTGTCAAACTTAACGGGTACAAGTTATCCATTAATTACTGTAATTCAGCAGCGGACACCTTGGCGGCTCACACGCACCGAGGAGCAGCGACCGACATCGCGCGACGGTTAAAAGATGGCGACTTCGACGGCACCTACGCAGACAACGTCGAGCGCCATGGCGTCAAGGAAGGACAGTTAAAACTACTATGATTTGCAAAGACGACCTCCGCTATACCGATGACGTGATAGCGACCCTACAGAGCGACAACCCCAGCTGGTACATTGCGCGGGCGCTTAACATCCCTGTCGATGATGTCGGCTTCCACTTCGAAGAAGTGCGCGGTATGAAGCACCACGGTGCCATCATGGTGCTACAGTTCGAAGAGTTATCAGACTATCCCACAGATCTTTCGTGGTATTCTTTGCGGTCAATTAAGCAAATCGGTATAGAGTTATTGAAGCCTTGGCGCGAAGTCAAAGAGTATTGCATTGAACACGGTATCGTCACTAAGGGCAGAGGACGACCACGGGTTACTGCGGACTTCCCGACGTCGCCAGAATGGTACGCGATGCGGACAAGCCAACAAGCTGCGGACGAGTTGCAAGTTAGTTGGAAAGTCATGCGAAGACACATAAATCAGAACGGTTACAAAGTGCGCATTCGCAGAAAACACAAATGGCCGCGTGACGTGCGATGGTACGAAGAGCGGACAGCGACAGAAATCATGATAGCACTCAACATCCCACAAAATACCGTATACGGTTACTTGCATAAGCACGGCATCAATTCCAAGTACGACGAATACCGCATCACGTGGCCGACCGACCCGGAATGGTTCGCATCGAGGACGATGCATGAAATTGCGGACGACCTGAATGTGAACTATACATCCGCACGAACATACACTTGGCGTCATAAGCTTGCATACAGAAAGGTGCGGTCGAATGAAACGCAGTAAAGAAGAGCCACGGCTACCGTTCACCGAAGAGTACTACACGGCACGCAGCGACAACGGCGAGTGGTACACGCCAGCACCTATCGTTGACCGTGTGCGCACCGCTTTGGGCACCATCGACCTCGACCCGTTTAGTTGCGACGAAGCCCAGACGACCGTGCAAGCCGCGACGTATTACACACGAGAGAACAACGCACTACATCGTTCATGGCCAAAGGTGCGCACGCTCTTTGCTAATCCACCCTATGCACGTCTCGTCATTGGGCAATGCGTGCATCGTGTGGTCATCGAACACGGTGTCAGCTGGTCACATGGCGTTATCCTCGTCAACAACGCAACCGACGCCACGTGGTTTCATGAAGCGATGAGCATCACCGCAGCGATGTGCATCTTTGCGCGACGCATCCAATTTAAGCAACCGCAAGGCATGACCGTCGACAGAAACACACGCGGTCAAGTGGCGCTCTACGTTGGCAATGAGCCCGACAGGTTTCGCAGTGCGTTCGCAGATTTGGGCAAAATATGCGAGTTTTAAAACTCGTGCAAAATTAGTGCCAAATTCGCTTGACAGATACAATAGCATGATATATAATTAGCATTAGTTAGGAAGCAACACACGAAAGGCAACGACCATGACCAACACAAACAACACCACGCTGGCACTCGAGACCATCAACGCAGCCGCCATGAGCAACGACAATGTCCGTCAGGGCTTCATGCTTTGGAGCATCCGGGCAAGCCAAGCGTACAACGACCTGACCGCTGGGATGCTCGCCATCTACACCGCAGAGTACATTGCACGCGGTCTGAATAAGTAGTCAACCACGGTACCAAGCGCCGGCACAGATGACCAGCGCTGGATATAGAAAGGCAACCCCAATGCTAAAGCACATTACCCCAGAGCAGGCCACCGAGATGAGGCGCACCGTCCACCTCCGCAGTGACTCGTATATCGACTTTGCCGCATCCGTGGCACGCAGCACACGCGACACGCTGGCGTACGATGTCTACTTCGAAGAGATGGAGCGTCGGATAGACCTCGAAGGCATGATGGCCAACCTCAGACCTCTTGACGCCATCCCAACGTGGGACGAAGTCAACCCTAACGCATAACGACGCAATGCACGGAGCGGTCACCTTGACCGCTCCACTACGACATGAGGAGAACTTCCATGAGTGACTTTGAGCGCGACCTGCAAGAACTGAACTACGCTCACGAGCGCGAAGAGATGGGCGACGGTATCCCGCGGATTAGCTGGCTTAGCACGACCAAGACCAACGGCGTCGTTGGCAAGTTCTACGCACGGGCAACGAACCTCCCGTCGTTGTTACCACCATGGGAACATGCGGACCTCTTCGACGACGAAAACGGGTTCACAGCCGATGCGCTGCGCATCGTGGTGATTCGCAGTCGCACACAAGCGTACAGCGAAGAGACCAACAACGGCATCCGCACCAAGACGTGGCACCCACATTGGAAAGCCAATGCAAACATGCGTCTCTACACCGAGATTCTTTGCTTCATCGAAGGATACGACGATGTTGTGGTATGGCCGGTGAAGGGCTTGGTCGGTCGCGGTGTAACCGCTATGAAGTCCGAGAGCATCTTTGCAGCCATGCGCGAAGTCGCCAATGAAGCTAAGAAGACCGCCAAGCGTGACATCCCTTCGTTTATGTTTTGGACTCCGATTGTGCAGCCGAAGGATAAGAAGGGCCGCGTGGTCACCACTGACACGGGCTACGGTTCCGCCGTCGTCCTTCCGCAGATTGGCTTCGATGTTGCCAAGGTAGACCGCGACCTGTGCGCATCGCTGTACGTTGGCAAAGAGATGATGAGCAAAGCCGAAGCCGCGTTCACCGAGTACCGCGAATGGTCGAAGGAACTGCGCAGCAACGACGAAGCGCCGGCTCAGGCACCAACCGAGCCATCACGCAACGCTGCCACCGAGTACGACGAAGACACACGGCCGTTCTAAGACACACGACACGGCGACGCGGGGATAACCTGCGTCGCTTCTTTTTTGGAGATACCATGACCAAGCTACGACCTGGCCCGAAGCCCAGCGGAGTTATTGCCACGACCTTTGCAGTGCGTTTACCACGAGACATTGCTGAAGCATTGCATATTATCGCCAAGACACGCGGAACATCACGGAATAAGCTTATAAACGACCTTTTGCGGGTCGTGGTTAATGAGGCGAAGCAATGACATATAAACAATATAAGGCAAAACGGCTTGCAAAAGCAATTGCAAACATACACCCAATCACTCGAGCACACGCACAGTTTATTTTCATTTGGCGACCAAAATTAGAAAAGATAATACACGCAGTGAAAATAGCACACGACGACATGGTCTTGTTATTTCAAAAGGCAAACCAATGACATACAACGAAGCCGAAGTACTGAAGACGCGCAAACAACGACGCGCTATCATCGCCAAGCAACTGCGCCACCTCGAATCATGCGTTGACCAAGTCCGCGGTTTGCTCATCTTGGAAGCTATGGAACAACCTACCCGTGAACCGTGGGAAATCAGCGCAGCCGTTGGCGAGGTGCGCACCGCGACCGACCTGCTTGGCCATCAAATCAACAGCCTGTATCTACCCTAAGACCTCGCAGAGATCTCTCAGCGTGTTACGCTGGGGGATTTTTGTTGGCTTGTGTTATACTAGGATTCATTCACTAAAGGAGGAATATATGCCGAGATTACGCAAAGACCAGTCCGCTCGACCGATGGAGAAGTTCACGGTCTATGTGTATGCCGACACGGTCAAGGAGTTGAACCGCAACGCTGATTTGAAGGGCATCACACGAAACGCACTGATTACCCAGATACTCGCCAAAGCAACGAAGACAACGAAGAGCCGGGAAGAAGCGCAACAATGAGCACTGCCGACGAAGTTATATCCGCACTACGCAGTGCGCACAACCTCCGCGATGTCGGGGAGGGGAAGTATCGAAGCGGTTCACCGTACCGCACCGGCTCGGACAGTGACGCGTTCAGTCTGACCATCGACGGTCCCGAGCATGGCAAGTGGTTCGACCACGTCGCCAACAAAGGCGGGTCACTGTATCAATTGGCCAAACACCTTGGCGTCACGCTTCCAAAGATTGCGCCAAGTATTGACACCAAGACGGCCACCACGCACGAAGGGTATGCAGAGAGTCACGGGTTGACCTTGGAAGCCCTTAGATTGGCTGGGTGGGCCGTTGGCGAGCATCAGCGCAGACCATGCTTTGTCATCGATTCGGTCAACGGTGTTCGATATCGATACATCGATGGTAAAACGCCGGTATTTAAAAGTTTGCCCGGCTATAAGCAATGTCTGTACAAGTTCCCCGAAGCAGTCGACATTGCCAACAAAGGCGGCTTCCCGCTGGTACTGTGCAACGGCGAAGCATCGACCGTCGCGGCCCAGTCGCACGGCGTCGCTGCATTCAGCGTCACCGGTGGCGGCGAGAAGGCGATGCCCGAAGCACTCCTCGAAGACGTCCGCAAAGCGTACACCGGCGAGATTGTCATTGCTATGGATTGTGACTCGAAGGGGAAGACGGCGGCCGCGGCTCTGCGTACGCAGTTGCGCAGTGTTGGCTACAAGGTGCGCGTGGTCAATCTTGGATTATCCGACAAGGGCGATCTTGCGGACTTTATGCGACTTTGGTCGGCGGAAGACTTGCACAACCTTGAGGATGTTTACGACATCGAGTTCGTTCATGCATTACCAACTATCTACAGTGCTGCGGACATGCAAAAAGAAGACGTCGCACCGGTCGAGTACATTGTTGACGACATCATGACCACGGGGTGCTACATCCTCGCCGGCGCTCCGAAGAGTCGCAAAAGCTTCTTGGCTTTGCACCTCGCCGTCGCTGTCGCCACCGGCACCGAAGTATTCAAAACATTCGAAGTAAAAACAAAGTGCAGCGTGTTGTATCTCGACCTTGAGATGAGTAAGAACAGCGTGCACCGTCGATTGTCTTCGATGAACTTCGGGGACTGGCCAAAAAACTTGTATTTCGGTTTTAATCAGGATTGGCCAAACCGCGGAGTCCTCGCCGGTCAAGACTTAGAAAACCGTCTCGACAACAACCCTGATATCCGCGTGGTTATCATCGACGTGTTGGCGCAGTGGCGAGAGCCGGTCGACCCACGTACGCCAGTGTACTCTTCGGACTACGACGCACTCAAACAGATTCAACGCATTGCACAACGGCGGAATATAACAATCATTGTTGTGCATCACACAAACAAAACCAAGATAACCAAAGACGATAACCCGTTCGACAAAATCAGCGGCTCTACAGGCATCAGCGGGGCCGTCGATGCGATGTGGTTATTGACACGAGACCCCGCAAGCGAATATGTGTCAATCCTTCGCATGACTGACCGAAACATTGCCGGCGTGGATCGTGTTGAGCTTGCATGGGATGACATGCTTGGAAGCCACGTGGTTGACCCGAAGTCCAAAGTGTTGGCGGCGACTGGCTCGGAGCGACGGGCAGTGTACGACGTGATGGAGAAAAACCAAACCTACACTTGGTCGCCAAAAGAAATCGCTACGGAGCTTGGCCGCGAAGAATCGGTTATCAAGAAACACCTACGCAGACTACTCGAAGATAAGCTGGTTCAACGTGTTTCGTACGGTCGTTATAGCACTCTTCCTATTACTAATATCATTCACTCTGTTCACTCTAGTACTTCTAGTAACTATGGTAACTCTGGTAACTCTTTAGAGAGAGTGAACGAAAGTGAGGTAAAGAGTTACCAAGAGTTACCAAGAGTGAACGAGAGTGAATCAAGAGTGAACGATAGGTTTGAGGCTATAGAATCAATCAAACCGGTCAAGAGTGAACAGAGTGAACGTATTAGTATAAACGCGGTATTTTCACAACGAATCTTGGGAGCGCTTGGCGGAATATCTTTGACCGCTAAAGCTATTGCGACGAGGACACAAATAGCTATCGAAGTATGCCAACGTCAATTAGACGCAATGACCGAAGAAGGGATGTTGAGTTATGACGCCACTGTTCAACGATACAAACAAACCAACGCATAGTCCAAGCGAAAAAAAGACGGCGCCTCTGATGTGTCTTTGCTGCGCACGGGCGATGGATACACCGACGCCATACCCGCAGCTCTGCGCACTGTGTCGCAAGGATGTGCACGGCTCACTCATCATCGTGGCCACCGAGGTGGACGACTTAGAAACCGCATGGCGTGACGCACTGCGCGCATCCCAGATAGAAACACAGGAGCGCTTTGTAGCCATGATGGAAAGCGCATCGTCTGCGTACGGCCCTGGCTCTGCGCTGAAGCGACGGGAGGCTATCGAGCGGTTCAACGTGCGCCTCGATGGGAGCATCACCAAGGGTGGAGAGTTCGCAGCGCTGGCGACGAAGTGGCGACGATGGAAAGTTCGCAGTGCTGACCGCGATCTGATTCAGTTGATGATGGCGTTCACTGGCGAAAAGGTCGAGCGATGAGCAAAGGATACATACCGCGGTTCCGTCAAAAGCTTGACGAGAACCACCGGGCCATCGTGGCAACACTTCAGTACGCCGGCGCGCTCGTCGGTGACCTCAGCAATGCCGGCGGCGGTGTCCCAGACTTGGTCGTAGGTTTTCGCGGTGTGCTATTCTTAGTCGAGGTCAAGACGCTAAAAGGTGCGCTGAGTCCGAAACAAAAAGAATTCTTTGCACAATGGAGCGAGTACCCCACACTCATCATTCGTACCGTCGACGAAGCGATGGACGTCATGGAGGTACTGCGCAATGCGTATGATTTGGCGGAAATTGATTGGGCGCTATTGGTACCGCGTCGAGGTCGGGCCAAGCGGACGGTGGATGATGGTACGGGAGCGGGCCGACGACGAGGACGACGAAGTAGTGACGCGGGGAAACATGCGCAATCCGACGTTGGCGCTGATCATTGACGACATAGTCGAAGAGTTGTTAGCATTGAGCGAAGAGGTACAAAGTAATGATTGAGTTTATCGCAGGGTGTGTACTTGGCTTTGTCGGCGCAGCGCTGGCGATAACCATCGGCATGGTAATTCGAGAACGACAATCAAAGTCGTAGCATTGGTCATCATTTGCGCGGTCTATGTTGCGTTCATCGCAATGATCGCGTACTTCGCACTTGGTTGGTCTTGGTTTTAGAAAGGCAAAACTATGGACAGCGTAATTCTTTTTTGGTATTTACTTTGCAACACCGGCGTCTGTCACACGGAGCCGTTCGCAGTGACACGCGAAGCCGCGGCTATCGTGGCGTGTGAGAGCGGCGACGGTCACAACTACGGAACCTTCACAATGCACGCACGAAGCGCAACGAAGGACGGCGGATTGTTTCAGTTCAACGACTCCACCTACATGTGGCTCGAAAGTCGGACCCACGCAGACACCGACGAGCCAGTCACGCAATACGCAGCGTTCCGCAGACTATGGAACGACGGCAAAGGATGGAAGCATTGGAAGGCATCGCAGCCGTGCTGGTCGCAATGGATGCGCATCGATGACGACGGACGGGCGGTGTGGCAATGAGTAGCACGTTGCAAATCTTGGAGTTCTGGCGATGGAAGCGTTTAGAGATTGACGCAGAGCTGAAGCAACATCCCAACCGCGACGACCTGCGTATATGGCGCAGTGAAATTACCGTCAAGATCGAAGCGCTTCAGCGCCAGCTACTAAAAGAAGAAGCAGAGAAACGACGATGATACGTAGATTACTTCAGAGTCTTAGTCAGAAATATAACTATTGGGTTTATTACGGATGGACTCCGCTAGACCCGGAGGTCGAACGACGGGCAGAAGAAAACGTGCGCAATGCGTACAGGTTGATGTTCATGCGTGGAAGGCACAACGATGATACTCAATGACCGCGAAATATCGCTCTTGGCGCACGAAGGAATGATTACGCCGTTTGCCGAAGGTGTCGCACGGCCCAACGTCATTAGCTACGGCGTAACATCCTTTGGATACGACATGCGCGTCGCTGGCGAGTGGGTGCGGTACGCTCCGTACTCACACGTCGACCCGCTGCTGATTGAACAGTCAGTATTGCATCGCGAAACCCAAGACTACACGCGGATCGGGCCGGGGCAATTCGTACTTTGTCGCTCGGTCGAAACCTTCGCCATTCCCGAAGACGTCGTTGGTATCGTCGTCGGGAAGTCAACGTACGCGCGGTGCGGGCTCATCGTCAATTGCACACCGATGGAGCCGGGTTGGCGCGGTGAGTTAACCATCGAGTTACACAACGCAACCTCGCATCACATCACCGTGCACGCAAATCAGGGCATCGCGCAGGTGATGTTTTTTCGTGGCGACCGACCGGCGGTGACCTACGCTGACAAGCGGGGCAAGTACCAAGGCCAAAGCGGGGTAACGTTGCCACGGGTGACACAATGACCTACACACTGCATACCGGCGACTGTCGCGACGTGATGGCGACGCTCCCGGCGGAGTCCGTCGACGCCATCGTGTGCGACCCTCCGTACGGGCTGTCGTTCATGGGCAATGGCTGGGATCATGGCGTACCCGGTGTTGACTTTTGGGTTGAGGCGTTGCGCGTGTTGAAACCGGGCGGCCACCTCATTGCGTTTGGTGGTACTCGAACGTATCATCGCTTGGCGGTGGCTATCGAGGATGCCGGCTTTGAGGTGCGCGACTGTCTGATGTGGCTGTATGGCAGCGGGTTCCCGAAGTCGCACAACTTGCACGAGGATTGGCAAGGCTGGGGCACTGCGCTCAAACCTGCGTACGAGCCGGCGATATTGGCGCGCAAGCCGCTACGGGGCACGGTGGCCGACAACGTGGCGCAATGGGGGACCGGTGGGCTCAACATCGATGGATGTAGGGTGGGAACAGATTGGCATCAAACGTCCGGTCGCTGGCCCGCCAACGTCATCCTCGACGAGGAGGCAGCGGCGGCGCTGGATGCGCAGAGCGGGGTAACAAAGGGTAGCGGCCAGCCTAAAAAGTTAGCACGGACTCGCCAGGGGTGGATGCACACAAACGCAGAGTTTACGTCAATAGAAGCAAACGCACCGGATAACTATGGCGACTCCGGCGGCGCGTCTCGATTTTTCTACACGGCGAAGGCGTCGCGTTCGGAGCGCGAAGCGGGGCTCGACGGGGTGGAATTGCAACCAGCATACAAACATAATCACGTCGGTCGTGATATGAATAATCCAAAAAACCATATGGGCGGCGCAACATCGACATCACAACGCGCAAACCATCACCCGACCGTCAAGCCTGTTGCCTTGATGCGCTACATGATACGCCTCGTCGCACCGCGTGGGGCCGTCGTGCTCGACCCGTTCATGGGCTCGGGTTCGACGGGGTGCGCGGCGATGGTTGAGGGGATACAGTTTATCGGCATTGACATTACTCCGGAATACGTCGACATCGCACGGCGGCGTCTGGCGTGGTGGTCGTGTCAACTTGACGGCAATGCGATAATGAACGCAGAGGAGGACGAAGCATGACCAACGCACAACCACCGATTCCCAATCCGGTCGAACTGAATCTACCCGGCGGCACCTACACGGCCACGCAGACCTTCGTACAGGTCGACAAAGCGGGGCAATGGTTCGCCACGTCGATGTCTGCCTACGGCATCATCTCGAAGAAGTTCGCCATCCATCTGTGGTATCGTCGCAACCTCGAAGCGCAGTGGTCGCTCATTCAAAGCTACGAAGACGCACACGGCAACATCACGGTTATCGGTAATGAGTTGTATTTCATCGTCAACCGCATGAACAAATCTGCGTTCATGAACAAGATTTCACGATGGGCGGGCACGCGGTCATGACATACGCATACGCATTGCTTCAGTGGCGCACGGTCGACGAGTTCCGTGCGCATCTGGCCAAGTATGCGCCAAGCGTCGCACCGTGGGCAAAGGGAGTAGTCTTGCATCACACATGGCGACCAACACCGAGCCAATGGAACGGCAAGCGTACCATGGATGCAATGTCTTCACGGTACGAAGCGATGGGATGGCGCGGGGGTCCTCATCTGTTTATCGCGGTTGGTTCGCCAAAGTCAGAGAACGACGGTATTTGGCAAATGTGCCCGCTCAACCTTCCCGGCGTTCATTGCTCAGACATCCGCGGGAATAACACGATGTATGGCATCGAGGTCGTTGGCGACTACGACGTGCACGCTTGGCCCGATGACCTGCACACGATGGTCAGAGCCACGACGTTGGAACTCATGAAGTGGCGCAGCATCACGGTATCAAAAGACACACTAAAGGGTCACCGCGAATACCCAGCGGCAAAGAAGACGTGTCCGGGCACCGCGATCAACATGGACACCATCCGCACAGAATTTCGAGCGTATCAGGGATGACAATGACAGAATCATTAGAGACAAAGTTGGCCCGGGTAGAGACGAAGCTCGACGCGGTGTTGGCACGTCTCGAAAACGGCGACGCGAACTTCAAAGAATTCGAAAAGCGCATCGCGACACTTGAAAAGCAAGCGTACGTCGGTGCGCTGATTATTGCCTGCGTGTGGGCAGTGTTTCTGATTTGGATTCGTCAAGAACTAGGAGCCTAGTATGAAACCATGGTATCAATCGAAGACCGTATGGATTAACGTGTTGACTTTGGCAACGATGATAATCGGCACGGTCACACAGTGGCCCGAGATGAAAGACTTGGTTCCGCAGCTGGCGTATGCGTTGGCTATTCTCAACGTAGCGCTTCGGTTCATCTCTTCGGAGAAAATCGGGTGACCATCGCCAAGCGCAAAGAAGGCGAATACAATCTACCCGGTCGTCCGCTTTGGTGCGTTCCGTTCTTACGTGCGTATTCAAAGACCGGCAACATTAGCCAAGCGCTGACCATCGCAGGCGTATCGAGACGCGCAGTGTACAAGCTGCGCGACGTCGATGATGAGTTTCGACAGGCCATCGACGACGCACAGGAAGACGGCGCGGACGAACTCGAGAGCATTGCGCGAGATCGCGCGAAAGCCGGTAGCGATGTTCTTCTGATATTCCTATTGAAGGGGCTTCGTCCTTGGAAGTACCGAGACAATCATCATGTCGTTAACACCAACGCTCCAACCGACTACACCATCGACCTTAGCACCGACGATACGCCACAGCTCGCAAACGTCACCCCAGCGCGCGTTTTGGGCGAGTAACGCACGGTTCCGGCTATTCGTTGGCGGTCGTGGCTCTGGTAAGACCCGAGCCGGCGCGGTGGAAGCACTGCGCCAACCGAAGGGTACCACGGGACTGGTCGTGGCTCCAACGTATCCCATGCTTCGGCTTGGCGCAATGGAGACCATTCTCAAGTTGACCGCAAAGGCCGGCATCGTCACCGCGTGGAACAAGTCAGAGATGGAACTACGGCTTATCGGCGACCGACGCATCATATTTCGCAGTGCTGATAACCCTGACCGACTGCGTGGTGCAAATGCGGGGTGGCTTTGGCTTGACGAGGTGGCTATGATGGACGCAGACATATGGCCACTGAGTATTGCGACGTTGCGCGAAGCACCGGGTCGAGCTTGGATGTCGACGACGCCACGCGGGAAAGATTGGGTCTATGAGTTGTTTACTGGCGACCATCGCGACTACGCCACAATCCGAAGTAAAACGACCGACAACACCTTTCTCGATGACACCTTCGTGTCGACGTTGAAACAGTCAATGACGTCTGAGATGTATCGCCAAGAAGTGGACGGCGAATTCACCGACCCAATCGGCGCTTTGTTTCGTCGTGAGTGGCTACGGGTCGGCGACATTCGACCACACGGCGCCAAGTGGTTTCGCTATTGGGACTTGGCAACGAGTACAAAGCAATCAGCGGACTATACTGCCTCCGTGCGGTGTTGTTTGCACGAAGGGGTACTCTACATAGCCGACGGCATTCACATGCGCGCAGAATGGCCAGACGTGCGACGCGTGATAATATCGACGATGCGCAGCGAAGAGAACACGACGCACGGCATTGAAAAAGCCATGAACGGCTTGGCGGCGGTTCAAGAACTGCGCAGAGTTCCGGAGTTGGCGACGATACCGTTCCGCGGAATCGATGTGAAGGGCGACAAAGTACAACGGGCGATGCCATGGGCCGGACGAGCGGAAGCGGGCGCAGTGCGCATCGTTGCCGGTGCGTGGGCTCGTGATTTTATAGATGAAGTCGTCGCATTTCCAAGCGCACCGCATGACGACTATGTTGACGCAGTGAGCGGCGCGGTCGGTATGCTAAGCACGCCAAAGATAGAATGGAGTTTTGCTTAATGCCTATTCAGTATCCAAACGGGTGGCTCGACACGATGAACCGAAGCGGGAAGTTGTATTCGGCGTCGGATGCGTACCGCATGGTGCCGATGTTGTATCGTGCGGTCAATCTTCGAGCCGATGCGCTATCATCGGTGCCGTTCCAACTAACGCGCAATGGAGAGCCGGTGGAGTGGCCTTGGCAAATGAACTTACCCCAGCTTATCAAAGACACCGAGCGTAATCTACTCATCTTCGGCGCAGCGTATTGGCTCCGTGTCGTCAAAGGGCGCACGCTGACCGGCTTCATATCTTTAAACGCAGCAAACACGACGTGGTTCTTTGACCAAAGCAAAGCGGACATCTACGAACCATACCGCGGGATGACGTGGTCGCAGACGTTGAACGGTCGGCTCTACGGCCCGTGGACGATGGATGAAATAGTATACTTCCGCGAGCCGTCGTTCATCGAGGACGTTGGCCCGGGCTTAGCACCGGCGGCGGTCGCTTTGCAGAATGCGCAGTTATCGCATTACCTGACCGCATTCGCCACGGCGTTCTTCCAAGGTGGCGCGCAGCCGGTCACGGTGATGAACCTTCCGGAATACACCGATACCGCAGAGGTCGAGCGCTTTAGTGCGGACATAAACGCTAAAGCCGGCGGTGGTATTCTCAACGCGTTTAAATACCTGTTTTTGCGTAGTCCTGATCTGAAGGTTACGCAGTTAACCCCGAATATTGATACGATGCAAATGCCGGAGTTATCCGAGCGTACTATCACGGCCGTAGCGGCGACGCTTGGCGTACCGCGTACCATGCTCGAAGCATCGGCGGCAAACTTTGCAACAGCGGACTCCGACCGGCAAAGCTTTTGGCGTGAAACCATCGTGCCACGACTCAACATGTACGAAGCGGTTATCAATAGTCAACTACTCAACCCGCTGAAGTACGAATTCAAGTTCAATCCTGAAATGATGGACGTATTCCAAGCGGACGAGGCAGCGCGGGCCGGTTCATTCCTTCAGTACGTGCAAGGTGGAATCCCTGCGCGGTCGGCGGCGATGCTACTCGGCATCGACAACCTTGACGAGTACTGGCCATCAGACGAAGCACCGGCACCAACACCGGACGCACCAAGCGAACCAACGCAGAGCGAAGAGCCGGCGCTGACTACTTCGGAAGTAGTCGAGATACCAGCAGACGCAGAAGCAAAGACCGCAGAGTGGGCGCTACTCTCAAAAAAAGTCGAGCGTAGGATTAAGAGCGGACGAGACCCAAGAACCTCGTTTGATTCTGCGCTGATATCCGCTGAAGAGGTCATCGCAGTCATGGGAAGATGCTACAAGGGAATGACCGTGAAAGATCTTTCAGAGATTATTACGGCCATCAAAGCACCGGTTGACGACATGACACCGGATGAACTGCGCATCTATAACCGCATTATCAAAGAGATGCGCGCAAAGGGTGAACAGTGGGCAAAGGATATCTACAACAGCGACACGCCAGAAACGTCTCTGCGCGAAGTCATCAAGCCCGTCCTCGATACGGAACTCGGCACGACTATGGGCAAGCGATTGGACAGACTCGGTACGCAATTTAGTATCCCAGTCGAGACCGACAGTCAGCAGCGATATATTCAGGATTGGCTTGGCGACTACGTGCCGAAGACCACGGATAAGATTGACCAGACGACGGCCGACCGAATCAAGCCAATCATCGAGACGTTCCGCACGACACCGGGGATGACGATACAAGACTTGCAGGCTGCGGTGTTGCCACTAAGCGACCCGATGCGTGCAAAGATGATCGCCATCACCGAAACGACGCGGGCCGCATCGCAGGCAACGACGAACTACAAAGACTACCTCGGTCAGCGTGGTATTCAGATGCAAAGAGTATGGAACACCGACGCGGACGAGTTAGTGTGTCCTATTTGCACGGGCCAAGTCTACAACGTCAAGTTAAACGGACTTACTGAAGACGAATGGCCCAGCGAAATAGCCGACGGGCCACCGGCTCACGTCAATTGTCGATGCGATACGTCTCTGCGGTTGGTGCGCTGATGGCGAGTAAAATCACTGTAGAGATAGCGGGGCGCATTGGCGAGGCGCAGATTGGCGAGATGATACGCACCGTCACATTGGCGTACGCAACGCAGGTACAAGCGCGACTCAACGAAGACAAGCCACCTCCACCAGCACGCGGCGCCATGAAGTTCGTGAGCGTCAAACAACGACGCTTCGTGATGGCCGCGTATAGCCGTGGTGAAATCACGGTACCGTACAAGCGTGGCACGGGGTCAAGTCTTCGCGGTTCCGAGACGCTTAACCGGTCGTATAGCATCACGCTGAACGGTGATGAAGCGCTGCTGACTTCGGCCGCGTCGTACGCTCCGTATGTTGTCGGTGACCAACAAGCGGACATACACCAAGGCCGTTGGAACACGGCGGTCAACGCAGCCGACCAAGTAAGCGCCTCGGGTGACCTTGACTACATCGTATCCAAAGCAATGGAGGCGCTCTGATGGCCGACACATTCATCGCACCGCAGGCCGTCGCAGATAATGCACAACGAGCGCTCGATGTGCGTGCAACAAAGCCCCAATCGCAACGTGGAATGACACCGGTCGGCTTGGCGCGTGCGAATCAACTGGCGAAGCGTGAACCGGTGAGTCTTGTGACGGTGCGACGCATGGTTGCATATTTTGACCGTCACGAGATTGACAAGGAGGGCTCGACGTGGGATGAGCAGGGCAAAGGTTGGCAAGCGTGGAATGGTTGGGGTGGCGACGAAGGGCGTGCGTGGGCACGTCGTATTTTAGAGGAGAACAGCATGGAAACCAAAGCATCACGACGGCATTCAGAGAGTGACATGGAATCACTGCGCGTG